CCCAAGGGCGCCAACGACGACATGGTCGACGCGACCGGGTCGGCCGTCCGCCGCTTCATACCGGCCGTGAAGAAGGCCCCGCCGTCCGCCACCAGGGCCTCCTATGCGTAGCCCGCTCGTGATCCGTAAGCCGCTGCCCGGAGGTCGCATTGGATGACATGTTGCGTGACGACCTCATGTACGGCATCGAGGAGCTGAAAGAGGCCCGCCCCGCCTACGACCAGGCGCAGACCTACTACGACGGCAAGGTCCCGGAGGTCTTCACCAGTACCCGCATACGCCGCGCCCTCGCCGCCCACGGCATCGACTTCGACCTCAACTTCGCGAAGACCCCGGTCAACGCGGTCACCGACCGGCTGGAGATCGCCGCCGTCACCGCCCCCGACGACGCCACCAACACGCTGATCTCCAAGATCTGGCAGGACAACCAGCTCGACCTGGAGATGCCCGACCTGTTCCGCCGGGCCGGAGAGTACGGCGACGCCTACCTGTTCGTCCTGCCCGTCGAGGACGACAAGGGCAACGTGGTGCGGGTCGACATGTTCTACAACTCGCCGCAGACCGTCCGCGTGATCTACGACGAGGAGAACCCGCGCCGCAAGCTGTTCACGATCAAGAAGTGGTGCGACGGCCCCTACCACCGGGTCGAGTTGCTGTACGACGACCGGATCGAACGGTGGACCACCGGGAAGAACTCCCGCGGCGACAAGCCTGCCGACTGGATGCACTGGCTGGCCGACCCGGACGACGAAGGCCCTGCCGACCCCGACTCGTGGGTCATGTTCCACGACTGGGGCGAGCAGCCCGTCTTCCACTTCCGCACCGACCGGCCTTACGGAGTGCCGGAGCATTACGGGGCTTACGGCCCGCAGAACGCCATCACCAAGCTGCAGGCCACCCACATGGGAACGGTCGACTACCAGGGCTTCCCGCAGCGGTACGCCCTCACCGAGACCGCCAACACTGACACCTCCGATTTGGAGCCCGGGGACTTTGCCGACGAGGACTGGCCCCAGAACCTTGCCGGATCCGGCCCCTCCAACTCCGGTGACGACTCCAGCCTGAAGGCCGGGCCGGGCGAGCTGATGCTGCTGCGCGGCTACAAGGCCGTCGGCCAGTTCGATGCCGCGCAGCCAAGCGTGTTCCTCGATCCGATCATGTTCAACGTGCGGGCGATGGCGCAGATCACGAACACACCGACGTGGCTGTTCGATCCTTCCGGGGATCAGCCGTCCGGGCAGAGTGTGCGTGCCCAGGACGCCCCGTTCACCCGCAAGGTCGGCAACCGGCAGATCAGTTACGGGGCAACAGCCCGCGACGCATTCGTCTTCGGGCTGCGCCGCCTCGGCGTAGAGAGCCCGGTCATCACGGTCCGCTGGGTTCCCGCTGAGACGGTCGACGACCAGGAAGGCTGGGTCACCGTCGGCGAGAAGATCAAGAATGGTGTGCCGCGCAAGCAGGCGTTGATGGAGACCGGCTACCGGGCCGAGCAGGTCGACAAATGGCTGGCCGGCGTCGACGACGCTGAACTGCAGCGGCGCGTCGACATCCTCGCCAGCCTCGCCGACTCGGCGCAGAAGCTCGGCGCCGCCGCAGCCCTCGGGGTTGTCACCAACGAGCAGGTCACCGGCCTCCTTTCGGGCGCCCTGTCCGACCTCGAAGTCCTCGGCAAAGCGCAGGAGGAGGGCTGATGGCCTACGACAGCGACCGCCTGGCCCGCCTCGTGCAGGATGAGCACCTCGGCAAGGTCATCGACCTCGAGGACCGCATCGGGGCTGCAGCGGTCGGTGACAGCGACAGACTGTTCGCGGAGCTGATCCGCCGTACCCTCGCCGCGTGGGCCCGCGCCTTCGGCGGCCCCGGCCGGCCCGGAGCCCCGGGTGACGTGCTGCGCCGCATCATCGCCGCTGCTCGCGCCGCCGTCCGCCGCATCCTGGGCGGCCTCGCGCCCCGGGCAGCTACAGCCCTGGACGATGTGCTTGAGGAAGCGCTCGCTCTCGGCGTGCAGCAGGGCAGCGACTTCGTGCGGGCCGCATCGGGTCGCCGCCGGGGCGCGCCGATCGTCCGCACCGGCCAGGCTCTCCGCGACGAGGCGGCACGGATTGCCGACCTGGTGACGCAACGCCGCGACCGCGCCCTGTTCCTGCTCCACCCAGACCGTGTGACCCGCTGGACGCACCTGCTCACCGGCCTCGCCGCCGCCAGGGCTGCCATTCCTGCGGTCCGTGCGCACATTGCCTGGGTCGTGAACACCGCCGTGAATGAGGGCATGGATGCCTTCACCCGCGGAGTGGCGACCCTGCGGCTGTGGGTGGCCGAGGCGGACGCCTGTGTGCGCTGTCTCGCCTACACCGGCCGCACCGCCCCTCTCGGCGAGCCGTTCCCCGGCGGCCTGTCGTGGGATCCCCGTCAACGTCACATCGGCGCCCCGGGCATTGACGGGCCGCCCTTGCATGCTCACTGCAGATGCCGCACCGTCCCCTGGGCGGACACCTGGACCGCCACTGGCGTCCCGTTCCCGCTGGCGCTGCAGCGGGAGGCGCACCGCGCCCTCGCCTACGGGACCGCCCGCCCTTCCGAGTCCCGCGCCGCCCGCCTGCGCGCTGCACGGGAGCTCCTGCGCAGCGAACCCGACCTGCTGCCCGCCGTAGAAACCCGCGCCCGCACCGCACTACGCGCCGGGCGCTTCGCTACAGCCGCATAGACCACGGCGCCCGCGACGGGCCGCCGCCAACCCCCGTGATGGAGGAAACCTGATGGGCATCCACACCGACACCACTGACCAGCCGTTCGGCATCAGCCTGCCGCCCGGCACGATCCTCGGCTACCGCGCCGACGGCCGCCCGATCCACGTCATAGCCGGAGGCGCCGAAGGCGACGAGCCGGACATCGAAGTGCCCGACGAGGAGGAGCCGGAGGTCGAACCGGAGGCCGAGGAAGAGCCGGAGCTGGAGGAGGCGCCGAAGCCGAAGCCCCCGGCGAAGAAGGCGGAGGCGAAGCCCGACGACTACGCGCCGCCGTCTGAGACCGAGTGGCGCAAGGTGCAGGCCGCGCTGAAGAAGGCCAACGATGACGGCAAGCGGCACCGGCTCCGCAACAAGGAGCTGGAGGACGCGGCGCGTGTCGGAGAGACGGAGCATGAGAAGGCGCTGCGGGAGGCCCGCGAGGAGGGCGAGAAGCGCTACCGGGCACCCCTGGTGAAGACCGCGGCCCGGTCCGCCCTCGTTGAGGCGGGCGCGTTGGCGTTCCTGCAGGACGAGAAGGACCCGGAGTCGCAGGCCGCCCGGGAGAAGGGCGAGTCGCGGCTGACCCGCCTGCTGAAGCTGGTGGACACCGAGGCGCTGGACATCGACGAGGACGGCTCTGTGGCTGGCCTGGAGTCAGCGGTCGATGACTTGCGGCGCGACTACCCCGAACTGTTCGCCGCTCCGGCGAGGAAGCCGAAGGTCAGGCCGACTGGTGCGCCGCGTAGTCCCGCACCGGAGAAGCCGAAGTCGACGGCGGAGATCCACGCCAGCCGACTCCTGGGCAGGGCTTGACATTCGAAGGTAGAGTTGCCCTATCGGTAACGATTCGGTGATCGAATCACGCTGATGCCCTTTCTTGCGAAGGCGCCCGTGATGGGGCCCGAGCCCAACAGCTTCCCCATCACGCCGCCCGCAGGAGGGCCCCCGTGGCACGCAATACGCTCGAAGCCTGGATTCCCGAAGAGTGGGAAACCTCCCGGGTAGTCCAGTCCATCACCCAGATCTCCGCCGTTGAGGCGCTCGCCGCCCGCATCACCATGGGCTCCGACACCAAGCACGTCCCCCGCACCGCAGGTATGGACGTCGCGGTCGTCGCCAAGGGCGGCACCTACGGTGAAGACACTGCCCTCAACGACGAAGTCCTCCTCACCGCCGTCAAGTTCGGCAAGGCCGCACGCATCGCCGAAGAGGACATCGACGACTCGGTCGCGAACGTCATCGAAGCCAAGATGGTCGGCTGGGGCAAGTCCTACGCCAAGCTCATCGACAACGCGAGCCTCGCCGTGTCCGCCGCGAGCAACGGCACCACGGTCCCGTTCACCTCGCTGTACCAGCTGCTGAACACGACCGACGCCACGCTCAGCTACACCGGCGGCGCGAACATCACCACCGCCGCTTCCTCCGGCGCCCCGAGCTACGCGGAGTTCTCCACCGCGATCGGCAACGTCGAGTCCGGCGACTACTTCGACCCGGGCTCCATGGTCGCCATCGCGCACCCCGCGTTCCGTAAGAGCCTCCGCGGCGTCCTCGACAGCCAGAACCGGCCCATCTTCGTCGAGGGCCTGTCCGGCACCCCTGACACCGTCTTCGGCGTCAACGTCCGCTGGAGCCTCGGCGCGAAGCTCGCCGCCACCGCGACGTCCACCCCGACGGGGCGGGCGCTCATGGCGTTCGTCAACCCGGAACTCATGCTCCTCGGTGTCCGCTCCGGCCCCGAATCCGTCTTCATCGACGGCCGCGACGGACTGTCCGCCCTCACCGACGAGTCGATCCTCAAGATGCGCGCCCGCCGCGGCTGGGCCTACGGCCACCCCAACGGCGCGTCCATCCTCGTCGGCTGACCTGACCCCGTGACCCCCGTACCGCTTCCATGGCTGGGCGGTACGGGCCACCGGTAGGAGGTGAGCCATGGCAGCAGCGAAGAAGACCACCAGCGCCCGCGCCCGCCAGCACCCGGCCAAGGTCGGCGAATCCGAGGTGGAAGTCGACGAGCGGTCCGCCGACGGCAGCGACGGCACCCGCTTCGTCAAGGAATTCGTCGTCCTTGCCGCGCGCTGGAACGACGAGGACTACCAGCACGAGGCGAACCGTGCCGGGGTCGTCAACGAGGCGATCCAGCGCGGCCTGCACCCGCGCGGCAGCGTGTCCTTCGACGGCGCGGAGGGCCACGACGACGGGCTGTCTCTCGTCCTGACGTACTCGGTGGAGACCGTCCCCGCCTCGGTGGACCACTCGCCCGAGGAGACCACCACGCCCCGCGACGTCATCGAGGGCGGGGCCTGACATGGTCAACGCCTGGGCGACCGCGCAGGACGTCATCGACTCCACTGGGGTGTCGGTGACGGACCAGCAGCTTGTCCAGGCGCAGAAGGCTGTGGAGGTCTTCTCCAACCGCATCTTCGGCGACGAGACTCGGATGCGGACACGGGACCTCTACTGGCTGGGTCAGGCCGTCGCCCATCAAGCAGCGTGGATCGCGGGCCAGTTCGGGCTGGAGACGCGGCTGGATGCCACGCAGATCCAGCAAGACCAGGTCTCGACCACCCTGCAGGGCGACGGCCTGGTCCTCGCACCCATGGCGGCCCGCTCTCTGCGACGCGTGTCGTGGATGCGGTCCCGGACTGTGCACCTCCGTTCACCCATCGAAGGGTCCGGGCCCCTCGGCAACGTCCTCGCCGAAGGCAACGACGACCAGCAGTACTGGGCCCCCTACCGGGACGGGGGTGCGTGATGCCCGTCGCTATCGCTACCACCACCGTCGCGGTTCTGCGGGGCACCACCACCAACGCCTGGGGTGACGAACAGGACACCGACACCCCCATCCAGACCGGCATTCCCGCATCACTGACCGAGCAGACCCGCCGGGTCACCACCCGGGATGACCCCACCCCGCGGATCGTCCGCTACGCCGTCGCCCGCGTGGCCGCCGGTACGGACGTCACCGACCAGGACCGGGTGCGTGACGAGCGCACCGGTGCCGTCTACATCGTCGACGCCGTCTCCTCGATGGCGAACCCCGCACTCACCGCAGACCTGCGACTCGACCTGCGGCGCACCACCTAACAGCACACGGCCACACGCCCGGGGAGACCGGACAGGCCGAAGACGACCACCCACCGGAGAGGAGGGCGGCCATGGGAGTACGGCTCGATCCGAGCGCGCGCACGCACGTCGACGCGGCGATCAATCACTGGCTTGACGCTGTCATCGGCGACGCCATCCTCGGCGACGCCCAACGCCTGGTCCAGAAGCGCTCCGGCCGGCTCCACGACTCCCTCCGCAAGGAAGTCCACGACAAGGTGCTGCGCGTCGGCTCCCTCGACTGCAACTACTCCACCGACATCGAACTCGGCACCAGCGCCCACGTCATCAGGCCGAGCAACAAGAAGGCGTTGTCCTGGCCCGGCGCGGACCATCCTGTCGCAAAGGTCAACCACCCTGGCACCCGCCCCTACCCGTACCTGCGGCCCGCCCTCTTTCAGCGGAGGACCGCATGAGTCTCCTGCTGCGCGCCAACCACGAGCTGGTCACGATTGCCTGGCTGAAGACGATCGTCGGCGACCGGGTCGCGACCATGTTGCCCAAGGACAACGCGTCGTGGGCGGCCTCCGGGTTCGTCACGACTGACGTCGTCGGCGGCACCCCGAATCTGTACGTGCCGCTGCGCGAACCCGTCATGTCCGTCGACTGCTGGGCCTTCAGCGCAGGCTCCCAGAAACCGCCGTGGAACAAGGCATCCGTCCTCGCCCAGGCCATCCAGGCCGCCTGCTGGGAGCACCGGTCGATCCCGCAGACCGTCACCCTGCCTACCGGATATCCGGCCGTGCAGGTCCGGTCCGCGTACTGCACCGGTGACCCGCGGCGTGTCCCTGACGACCCGTCGTCGTATGCCCGCTACAGCATCCCCGGCCTCGCCATCACCTGGGTGGAGGTGCCGTCATGAGCCGCTACGCCCTCCAGGGCGCCCTCAGCCGGGACCTCCTCACGTGGAACGGGCGCGTCCTCGTCCACGACAACGCGGCGGAGATGGAGTTCCTGTTCGCCGGCGACGTCCGCGTCATCGACTGCCCCCGCGACATCCCGCCCGAGCAGACCCTGCAGATCCGCTACCACCCCCAGCTCGCCGCGGTCACCTGGCCGCTGACCAAGGAGCAGTTCCGGTGACCCACAAGATCAGCACCACCATGCAGCCCGGCGTCCCGCTTGAGGTCGAGGAAGCCGAGTACCACGACCTCAAGCGGCAGGGTCTCATCGCCACCGACGACAGCGAGGAGGCCGAACTAGCCACGGCGCCCGCCCCCGACCAGGCCGCGGCGCCCGCTCCGGCCGTCACCAGCAAGGCCGTCAAGCCGGCCATGAACAAGGAGGGCTGACCTGTGTCGGTCACCGCAACCAACCTCGTGCAGGGTCCGGCGACTCTGTACACCGGCGCCTTCGGTGCCACCGAGCCCGCCGACGCGGTCGTTAACGCCGTACCGCCCGCCTCGTCGTGGACGGACGTGGGCGGCACGCAGGACGGCTTCAAGCTGACCGTCGACCAGTCGTATGCCGAGCTGGAAGTCGACCAGGTCGTCGACCGCGTCGGGTCCCGGCTGACGAAGCGCGACTTCACCGTCGAGACGTCCCTCGCCGAGCCGACCCTTGCGAATCTGTCGCTCGCCCTGAACGGCGGCACGTCCGCGTCTGCCGCGGGCTACGCATCGTTCGAGCCGTCGTTCGCGAGCTCGGCGACACAGCCCACCTATAAGGCGCTCCTGGCGGACGGCTGGGCTCCGGGTGGTGCCTTCAACCGCCGCATGATCGTCCGCAAGGCCTTGTCCACGGACGCCGTGGAGATCGGCTACACGAAGGACAAGCAGACCCTGTTCGGCGTCAAGTTCAGCGGCCACTACGTGTCCGCGTCGATCAGCCCCATCCACATCGTCGACCAGACCAGCTAGCCGACGCCCACGCCTGCCCGCATCGAGGAGCACCACCCATGGCATCCACCACCGCACGCACCCGGCAGACCACCGCAGCCCGCAAGCGAGCCGCCCCCAAGCCCGTCGAGGGCGCAGGGTCGCTCGACTTCGAGCCGATCCGCATCGAAGCCAACGAGGACGTTGTAGAAGAGCGGGTCCCGCTCTTCTACATCGGCGACACCGAGTACACGATCCCCAAGTCCATCCCGACCGGTGCCGCCCTGCAGTATCTGCGGATCGCGGGGGAGCGGGGGGAGCAGTTCGCCGCACCGATCCTCCTCACCCGCGTCCTCGGCGAAGACGCCTACCAGGCCTTGGAGGAGTCGAAGGCCCTGGAGGACGAGCAGCTGGAACGAATCATCAAGATCGTCATCGATCTGGCTCTGGGGCGGAAGGAGAAGAAGGAGGGAAAAGCGAGCCAGTAGGACCGGCGTGGGCCCGGCACCTCGATCAAGGGTTCCGGCGCACGGACCTCTCACGGCCGGTGGTGGACCGCATCGAGGAAGTCCTCTGGGTCCTCGACCACCTCGAAGACCTCGACGCGGACTTCCTCGCCATCTACGGCATCGACCTTGAGCAAGCCGATGTCAGCGCCCGCCGCTACTTCGCACTGGCGCACCGCCTGACCGCCTACCAGGGCGTGATGGCAGCCCGAGTGGACGAAGAACGCGAACGACCGACCAGCAGTACAACCACCCGCACCAGCAGCACCCAGCCCGCCCAGCAGGGCGGCGGCGAGAACCGTGAGGTCTCGCTGACGGCGTTCCGGGTCATGTTCCCTGGAATCGTGAGCGGAGGAAGCGCAGGTGGCGGGTAGCTTCAGGATCGCCGAGGGATATGTCGAAGTCTCTGCCGACGAGGCGGCCTACGACCGCGCCATGGCCCGCCTGAAGTCCCAGGGGCACGTCGTCAAGGTCGGGGTGGATCTCGACGACAAAGACGCCATCGCCAAGCTCGACAAGCTGGTTAAAGATCGCGTCGTAAAGATCGCGGCCAATGCCGACACCCGGATTGCGGCTGACGAGCTCAAGAACCTGGTCCAGCGCCGAACGGTGCGCGTAGGTGCTGACGTCGACACTCGGATCGCCTCCGAAGAGCTGGATCGCCTCGTCCGCGCCCGCACGATCAACGTGAGGGTTGATCTTGACGGGACGGCGCTGGCGGAGCTGTCCGCCCTGCCCAACTCCATCGACGTCACTGTCGACTTGAACCAGGCGTCATACGACCGCGTTGTAGCCAAGCTGGACAAACTCACCAAGGACCGAACGGTCCAGATCCGAGCGAATGCCGACACCCGCGTTGCCGCAGACGAACTTCGCAACCTCGTCCGTCGGCAAAGGGTCCGTATCGGCGTCGACGTCGACACCCGGGTTGCAGCAGACGATATTGCGAACCTGACTCGCCGGCGCCAGATGACGATCCAGGCCCGAGCGGACACGGCAGCCGCGAACACCGCACTCAACCACGCAGCCCGGGACCGGACAGCGAACATTCGGGTGCGGACCTTCGGATTGGGCGCGCTCACCAACCTGGGCAGCGCAGGAGGCAGCGGCGGCGGGCTCGGCGGACTGGTCTCCAGTCTGACCAGCCTCACCTCCCTTGCCGTCGGCGCCCTGCCCACAGTGGCCTCCCTGGGGCAGGCGCTGATCCAGATGGGGCCCGCCGCAGCCGTAGCAGCCCCAGCGGTGCTCTCCCTGGGCGCAGCGTTCGCTGCCATCAAGGTCGGCACATCCGGTATTGGTGCCGCCTTTAAGGCCGCGTTCGCCCCGGCCACAGCCAGCGCCGGCGCGGCCACGAATTCGATCCGCCAGGTCGAGAACGCGCAGCGCTCCCTCGCCAAGGCCCAGCAGGGCGTGAAGGACGCCGAGGTCAACGCCGCCGCCGCGCGAGTGCAGGCGGCCCGGCAGATCGCGGACGCCCAACGCAGCCTCAAGTCCACCGTGCAGGACGTGGCCGACGCCAACCGGCGAGCCGCGGAGCAGGTGGCGCAGGCGGAGCAGGATCTCGCGGATGCGCAGCGATCGGCCCGGCAAGCCCAGCTGGACCTGACCGCGGCCCGCAAGGACGCCGCCCGCCAGCTCGAGGACTTGGCCAACCGGCAGAAGGATGTGGAGCTCGACCGCCGCGACGCGGTGCTGCGCGTACAGGACGCCCAGGACGAGCTGAACAAGACCCTCGCCGACCCGAAGGCGACGGAGAAGCAGCGGGCCGAGGCGCAGC